TCCCACCAGAAGTAGAAGATGCTAGAGGCACAGCAAGTGGTACTCCACATGGTACAGCAAGTGCTGGAGATACTTCAATTACATTAGGTGGTACAGGTACAGGCACATTAAAAGCTGGAGATATGATTAAATTTGCTAATCATTCTAAAGTTTATATGGTCGTTGCAGATCAATCAGATATTTCAACAGGAACTTTAACAATAGAGCCACCTTTAACAACAGCAGTTTCTTCTTCAGATATTCAATATGATAATGTTCCATTCACAGTACACTTAACAAATGATGTTCAAGAATTTGGTGTATCTGGTGCAGATAAAGATGGTAATTTATATTATGAGTATCAATTTGATGTTGAAGAATCCTTATAGATGAAATACAAAGTAAAATATTGGATTAGTGTTGATTTTTTAGCAGAAGAAATAATAGAAGCTGATGATTTTAATGCTCAATCCTTGAATCAAGGAAAGTATAGTGACCCATCTAAAAATGCCACTTATACTGTCAATGATGCAATAAAAATTAATAGAAGAACATTTGAGGAATATGACGAGAAGCCTAACAACAGCAGTAAAGAACGAACTTCTAACAAATGATATTAGACCAATACATCTTATCACTCTTGGGTTCGATACTCCTATTAACATTACTGATTGTTCTTTTCCATTAACTTCATCAATATCTGGTTCATCAGTTACTTATCTAGCGTCAGATCATTTATTAGGCATATCAGATTTTTCAGAACAAACAGATGTAAGTAAGTCTAGTATTACATTAACTTTATCAGGTGCAGACCAAACATATATTTCAGTAGTTTTAAATGAGAATGTTATTAATAATACTGTAACTATTTATAGAGGATTGTTAGATGATGATAACACAATATTTGCTGACCCTTTTTTACTTTATAAAGGAAGTATAGAAAATTTTGAAATACAAGAACAGGAAAAATCAAGCACACTATCATTATCTATCGTATCTCATTGGGCAGACTTTAATAAAAAGAATGGTCGTAAGACTAATAACACTTCACAACAAAGATTCTTTAGTACAGATGTTGGAATGGATTTTAGTTCAGAAACAGTACAAGATATTAAATGGGGTAGATCATAATGCAAGACATTATCTCTCTTTATAGAAATTATAACAGATACAATGATTGTTCAGATAATGATTTGATTAACCATCTTATGCCAAGCATATCTTTAAATCAGTTTAAGAAACACTATGATAATAATAAATTAATAGGATTTACTAATTGGGGTTTATTATCTGATGAAGCACATAATCAATTTAAACAAACAGGTCTTATAGATAGTAAGGATTGGAAATCAGGAAATAATCTTTGGCATATAGAAACAATCTGTAAATATAATCTTAAAAACATTATCAAGTGGACTAAGTCATTTTTAACTAAACAATTTGGAATAGGCAAAGAGATTAATTGGATAAGAATTAAAGATAATAAAATTGTTAGAATAGTTACAAGAACTACTAAAGAGGCTTGGTTATAATGGGTGGATTTGTAAGGTCAGTTATAACGACTGTAACTAAAACATCAAAGTTTTTTAAAAACATGAATCCTTTGGTGTCTTTAGGTATAACTTTATTTATATCATGGGCATTAAGACCAAAAGTTCCTGAAATATCTGACTTTGGAACTAATGAATTTGATGACTTTGAAAGAGGTATATTATTAAACAAACAATCTAATGACGCAAATATTCCTGTAATTTATGGAGAAAGACTTACAGGTGGAACTAGAGTGTTTATGGAAACTTCTGGAACAGATAATACTTATCTTTATATGGCTATCGTTATGTCAGAGGGAGAAATAAATAGTATTGAGGAAATATTAGTAGATGACAAAGTAGTTACTTGGTCAGGCGCTCTAGCAGATAATACTCAAGTTACAGTTAATAGTTCTGATGCTAATTTTTATAAAATTCCTCCTGGTCAACCAGTTTCAACTCCATTACCAGAAAGTTTAATTACAGTAGAGCCACATTATGGAACAGATGGTCAATCAGCATCAACATTATTATCAACATTAAGTAATTGGGGAAGTAATCATAAACTATCTGGTCTTTGTTATCTTGCAATTAGATTTAAATGGAATCAAGACGCATTTACAGGAGTTCCAAAAGTACAAGCTAAAATTAAAGGTAAGAAAGTTAAAACTTATAATGCAAGTCTAGTTGAACAGACAGCAAGTTATCAAACTAATCCAGCATGGTGTTTATTAGATTATTTAACTAATGCTAGATATGGAAAAGGATTAGCAGTAACTGAAATAGATTTACAATCTTTTTATGATGCTTCATTAATTTGTGAAACACAAGTTACACCATATTCTGGTGGTAGTGATATAAACATATTTGATATTAATACTGCAATAGATACATCAAGAAGTATTTTAGATAATGTTAGAGAGTTCTTAAAAGGTTGCAGAGGTTATTTACCATACAATGCTGGTAAGTATAATTTAATTATAGAAACAACAGGCACAGCATCTATTACATTAACAGAAGATAATATTATAGGTGGTTATTCATTATCTACTCCAACAAAGAATGATAGATACAATAGAGTTATAGTTGGTTATGTTAATCCAGAACGTAACTATCAAGTTGATGAGGTACAGTTTCCACCAATAGATGATTCAGGATTACCAAGTGCAGATCAACACGCAACAATGAAAGCTGATGATGCTGGTTTTTTATTAGAGGGTAGATTTTCATTTTCAACTATCACTTCTCAATATCAAGCTGAAGAAATGGCAGAAGTTATTTTAAGAAGAAGTAGAGAAGCATTATCTTTAGGTATTAGTGTTGATTTTAATGGTTATGATTTAGCCATAGGAGATATTGTAAATATTACACATTCTAGTATTGGATTTTCTGCTAAACCTTTTAGAGTTATTGGAATTACTTTTAATCAAGATTTAACTGTAGGATTATCACTTGTTGAATACCAAGCTAGTCACTATACATGGGCTACTAAAGTACAAGCAGCAACAATACCAACTACTAATCTTCCTAATCCTTATTCTGTTCAAAAACCATCTATATCAATTACAGATGAAGTTATAGAATTATTTGATGGTTCAGTAGTTTCTAAAATAGTTGTTAATATTACAAATACAGATTCTTTCGTAGATGAATTTGAAGTTGAATATAAAGAATCTACTGCAACTGATTATAGATTAATGCGTAGAGGCTCAAATAAAATTGTAGAAAAATATCCTGTTAAAGAGGGTGTGATTTATGACATTAGATGTAGAGCAATAAATTCTTTAGGTGTTAAAAGTACATACACATCAACACAACACGAAGTTATAACTGCATTTGACCCACCTAATGATGTAACTAATTATTCAATAGATGTTGTTGGAGATAAACTTCATCATACATTTGATGCAGTATCAAACTTAGATTTAGATTATTATGAAATAAGATTTACTTCAGATACTACAGAAACTATTTATTCAAACACAACAGTTCTTGTTCCAAGAATTGCAAGACCAGCAACTTCAGTTGTAACTCCATTTGTAGGAAGTGGAAAATTCTTTATTAAAGCTGTAGATAAATTTAACATTAGATCAGCTAATGCAGATTCAGTTGTTATTTCAGATCAAGTCTTTGAAGGTTTTAAAGCTGTTCAAACAATTACAGAAGAAACTGCATTTGATGGAACTAAAACAGATTGTGTGGTTGTAGATAACGCATTAATATTAAACACATCAGATAACTTTGATGATGCTACAGGAAATGTAGATGATGCAACAGGATTATTTGATGGTGGCTTTGGAAGTGTAAAATCTTTAGGTAGTTATGAATTTAATACAGGGTTTGATTTTAGTAATAAGTTTAAATTTAAAGTATTATTAAATCAATTAAATGTAGATCACTTAGATTATATAGATAACTTTGATTCTCAATCTGGATTTTTTGATTCTAAACAAGGTGTATTTGATGGTGGAACGAGTGAAGCAATTTCAACTAATGTTCAATTACAAATAGCTTTATCAAATGATAATATAACCTTTGGTAGTTTTCAAAACTTTAAGTCAGGAGATTATGTTGCAAGAGCAGTTAAATTTAAAGCATTATTAACAACAACAGATACATCAGCAACACCAAAAATAAATAATTTATCACTTAAATTTGTTTTACCTACTGTTGTTCAAGATGGTTCTAATATTGCATCTGGTACTGATATTGCTGGAAAATCTGTTACATTTGATAATGCTTTTTATCAAGTTCCAACAATTACAATTATTGGTCAAGATTTAAATACTGGAGATTATTTTCAATTAAACTCTAAAGACAGAAGTTCTTTTAATGTTGAATTTTTTGATAGTGGTGGTAATACTGTAGATAGACAATTTGACTTTCAAGCAGTAGGAATAGGAAGTCAGCAATAATAAAATGATTGAATTTAATAATAAATAGGATAAATATAAGCCATGAGCCAACACGATTATTCCATAGCCAATCAAGGCTTTCCAGCAACAAGAGCAGATATTAATAATGTTCTTTCAGCAATCGCAACAAACAATTCTGGTACTTCAGCACCAAGCACTCAATATGCTGGACAATTTTGGATAGACACAACTTCATCAACTTGGACTTTATACATACATGATGGTGCAGATGATATTCAATTTGCAACAATAGATACTTCAGCAAACACAGTTAATTTTACAGATTCAGCTTTAGATGTTGTAACAGATACATCTCCACAACTAGGTGGCAATTTAGATTTAAACTCAAACGATATTACAGGCACAGGTAATATTAATATTACAGGAACGATTGAATCATCAGGAAATATTACAGGAACTTTAGCAACAGCATCACAACCTAATATTACATCAGTTGGAACTTTAACTTCATTTACTTCTACAGGTATAGATGACAATGCGACAAGCACAGCTATTACGATTGATAGTAGTGAGAGAGTTGGGATTGGTACAACTAGTCCAGACCCATTTATTTTTCATGCAAAACAAGGAAGTGGGATGGGTTCTTATCCAACTTGGGAAAGTCCTGCTGGAAGAAATATTGCATTATTTGAAAATTCTGAAAGTGAAAGTCATGTAATTATTGGCTCACCTACAGATGGATATGGTCAGTTAGGATTTGCAGACCCAAGTTATAAATATTCTGGAAGTATTGCTTATAGTCATTCTGGAAATTACATGAGATTTGCTACCAATGGTGCTACAGAACGAATGCGTATCGACTCATCTGGTAATGTATTAATTGGAAAAACTGCTCTTGATACATCAGCAGGAATAGTAATGCTTTCAAGTGGCAGAATAGACCCTACAAGAGATGGTGCTGCAACGGCATTATTTAATAGATTAACTTCTGATGGAAATATTGTTGAATTTAAACAAGATGGAACAACAGAAGGAAGTATATCAGTATCAGGTGCAACAGTATCTTATAATGGTTTTACAGGAACTCACTGGTCAAGATTTACCGATAACTCAACACCTACCATTTTAAAAGGAACAGTTTTAGAATCTTTAGATGAAATGTGTGATTGGTATAATTTAGAGTTTGATGTAACGACACAAGATGAAGATGGTAATGATGTAACTACTACAGAAAAAGTACCTCATGTATTAACAAATACTCAATCTGTTGGAGATACTGTTACTTACAATCACGAAGGAACAGATGTTCAAGCAACAATCGTAAAAGAAGCTGATGTTAAACACGTTAAATCAAAAGTATCAGATACAGTAGATGCTAAAAATGTTTATGGTGTGTTTGTAGCTTATGATGAAGATGGCGAAGGCTATAATGATTTTTATGTAGCATCAGTTGGTTCATTTGTAGTTAGAATAAAAGCGAATGAAACAATCGCTAAAGGAGATTTACTTCAATCAAATGGAGATGGAACTGCAAAAGTACAATCAGATGACAATATTAAATCTAGCAGTTTTGCTAAAGTATTATCAACAACAATAATTGAAACTTATGATGATGGTTCTTATTTAGTGCCATGTTCATTAATGTGTTAATAATAGGAGAAACAACATGATAGAGTACACTTGGTCTTTTCCAAACTTTGAGACAGACTCAGAGAATGTAGTTAAGACAATACATTGGAGATATACAGCTACAGAAACAGTAGGAGAAGATACTCATACTGCATCTATGTATGGCTCTTGTGCAGGTTCAGATGGTATGAACTTTGATGCTATGACTAAAGAGCATTGTATTAGTTGTGTAACAGCGAATGACCAATCAGAAGCTGATATGCAATCTAACTTGTCAGCACAAATTGATAAACAGAAAAACCCAGAAACAATATCTAAAACTAAGGAGTGGTAATGTCAGATATAACTATTGATGGTAAAGAATATAAAAAAGAACAAATGTCAAACGAGCAAGTACAAATCGTAAATAAACTTGCAAACATTCAACAATCTAAAAATAATCTTCTATCACAAATTCAAGATTTAGAAATTTTAGCAGATGTTTATGTAGGTAAATTCAAAGATGCTAAACCTAAAGAAGAAGTGAAAAAGGAAGAATCTAAATAAGTTGCCATGCAACTATCTAAGCACTTCACATTAGAGGAGTTTGAAAAAAGCCAAACAGCTACAAGAAAAGGTATTAAGAATAAAGCTGGTGCTGGAGAGATTAAAAACTTAGGCGATCTATGTTATGAAGTCTTAGAACCTTGCAGAGCAAAGTTTGACAAACCAATTACAATCACATCTGGTTATCGTAGCCCAGAATTATCAGAAGCTATAGGCTCAAAAGCAACATCACAGCATTGTTTGGGCGAGGCTTGTGATATGGAGATCATGGGTGTTTCTAATTTAGAAGTGGCTTTATGGATTCAAAACAATGTAGATTTTGACCAACTAATTTTAGAGTATTACACAGGAGAACAAAATAGTGGGTGGATTCATGTTTCATATAAAGATGGAAGTAATAGAAAACAAGTATTAACATTTGATGGCAAATCATATACAAATGGATTACCTGATGCAAAGTGGTCGGGTGGAAAAATAACTAACTAATAGGAGACAATCATGCCAATGGTAAGAGGTAAAAAATTTCCATACACAAAAGCTGGAAAGAAAAAAGCAAAAGCATACAAAAAGAAGAAAAAGAAATAATGCCATTAATTAAAGGATATTCAGCTAAATCAATTTCTAAAAATATTAAAAGAGAAATGAAAGCTGGTAAGAAAAGAAAACAAGCTGTAGCGATTGCATTATCAGTAGCAAGAACAACTAAAAAGAAAAGAAAGAAAAAGTAATGAAGAAGAAACCTATATATGCCAAACCTAGACCAAAGAAATTAGGCAAACCAAAATCTTTTAATAAGAAGTCTAAAGCATATAAATCAGCTAAAAGACAAGCTGACAAAAAGTTTGGCAAAAAGGTTTCTCTATATAAGAACATATTCATCTCACAAGCTATTAAGAAATACAAACCTAGAAAAAAATGAGCCTATAC